CCATAGGCTACTATACGGGGTATGCCTGTGGTTACTGTCACGGTAACGGCTGGTTCTGGAATCCTGAAATCATCCATGAACGGATAAAGATACCCTGCCCGAAATGCGGTGGAACCGGACGGGTAAAAGGTATCGTTACAGTGGAGTGGGTCCCGGACGGGGAAGTGAAAACCTGTTTCGGTAAAAAGCAGGAAATATGACACCGCGTATCCCGACAAACTACATCGTCCAAATAGACAACTTCCATTTGGGCGAATTCATCTACTATTGGAACTATTACGAACAGCCCTGCTCACTTCTTCTGCAGAAACCTAATACGGAAGGCCTTACCGCTATCAAGCTGGTGGTCGACAGTGACGAAGCCGCCAGTTTCCTTTTAAGGGCAAAGGAGAAGACTGGCTGCAGGCTGTATACGGTAAAATAACTTTCAAAACCATAGCAATCATGAAAAAGCATATCTACACAGAGGCCGAGAAAACTGAAATTACCCGGCTGTACCCTCACCGCCCGACAAAAGAGATAGCCCGTCTCTTTGGAATTTCGGCCGCTTCCGTTTATAACCTTGCCGACCGTCTGGGACTCAAGAAATCTCCGGAGTATTTGAAAAAAATGCGGAGTGAGATGTCAAGGCAGCTTGCCGACAGTGGATCGGCACACCGTTTTCCAAAGGGGCACGTGCCGGCCAACAAAGGCAGGAAGATGAATGCCGGGGTATATGCCAAAGTTTCGGCCACCATGTTCAAGAAAGGACACATGCCGGACAATACGCTTTATGACGGTGCCGAGACTATCCGTAAAGACAAAAACGGACACCGGTACGTTTATGTGCGTATCTCTTTGGGGAAATGGATACCAAAGCATGTGCTGTTATGGCAACAGGCGCATGGCCCGGTTCCGAAAGGCTACAATATCGTTTTCCGCGACGGCAATACGCTGAACTGCACACTTGAGAACCTGGAATGTATCAGCAATGCCGAACTCATGCAGCGTAACAGCCTGCACAACCTGCCTGAAGAGGTAAAGGAACTCGTATATCTGAAGGGGCGCCTTTCAAGGGCTATCAATGAATCGAACAATCAATAACCAACCAATAAACAATCAATTATGAATACACTCGAACGTCTGCAGGGAATGGTTAACAAGCCATACCTGTACAGGAATGAAGAGGTCGTCGTACTGGGTTACTGCGAGGGAACCGGTGATGACGGCGATGAGGTGGAAATCTATCTGAACAACGGAAAGACGCTTGTCTTCAACTACATCAATCTTCCGGCCAAACTGGAACAGTTCAAACCTGTTACGACACAAGTCATCGTGCTTGCCAACAAACGGTTGGATGCAGTATCAACGGTGAACCCCGGTATCATCCAAAAGCTTCGTGATACGGTACTCCAACAGATTGAGAATGTCAAATCCTCTCCGGAGCATGTCAGTCAGGCGAAGCAGGTATTCCAGGGTGTGAACACGCTGATAAACCTTGCCAAAACGGAACTGGAGTACCGGAAATTCGTGAACGGGATGGAAGATAGTTAATACAAATAAATTATCTATAAAAGAAAAAGACGCTCTGGAGCGTCTAAAAAGAAATTCTTTTTAATAAGAAAGTAGCTTTCAGCTAACCTTTTTGCCAGTGCGTCTTGATAACGACGAGTTTTATAATTACTAAACCATTTCTTTACATGGTTCCAGACTTCATTATAAATGATACTTATACAAGGAAGTATCAAAAACTCGATTAACGATGGATTATTCTGAATCCATTCTGTTATATATTCATTATTCATATTTTTTTAATTTAAATTAATGAATACCTGTATCACGCATGGCGTAATGCAAAAGTATAAATAGCAATTTAAAATAACAATATTATGGCAAAAATTTATGTAGCAAGTAGTTGGAGAAATCAATATCAACCGCAAGTAGTCCGTTTCCTTCACGAACAGGGGCATGAGGTTTATGACTTTAGGCATCCTGTTGGAAAAACTGGATTTCAGTGGTCTCAGATTGATGAAGATTGGGAGAACTGGAGTATAGACCAATATAAGATTGCGCTTGAACATCCCATTGCACAGGCTGGTTTCAATTCAGATTTTGATGCAATGCAATGGGCGGATGTTTGTGTTCTTGTATTGCCTTGTGGACGTTCTGCCCATTCGGAGGCAGGATGGATGAAAGGTGCTGGCAAAAAGGTAATAGTCTATCAAATTTGGGAAGAAGAGCCGGAACTAATGTACAAATTGTTCGATGGTGTATGCTCAACGGGAGTGGAATTACAAATGTTTTTAGCGGAATTTGATAAAAAAGAATAACGTATAACTGTATAGAGATGAATAAATACATAGACTGGGGGCTTTACGATGACCCTCCGAAGGTTTCTCCATTGACAGACATACCGTTTCTCCCTTGTCCGGATATGATTTCTATACGAACGGGAAAAGTATTTTAAACGGTGGAATAAGAATCCTTGTAAAAGCTCCGGGTGTTCCCGTCGATAGTATGGCAGTCAACCACCTTCCCACAAGAGAATCTGTCCCCAAGAGCAAAGAATTCAAAGAAGACCCGATGAACAGCCGGGATGTACGTCAAAGGATAAACGCCTTTGCCCGCGAGAAATTCAAAGTAAAGCTGTTACAGGAAATAGAATTTGACTTGATGGTGTGTAAATTGGAGGGATGGAACATGGAAAGCTATGTCTGTGAGATTAAAGGATTGATGATATATTTCAGAAAATGACAGATAAAGAAAGGAATAAATTATGGGTTACTTTATAGACTACATTAAAACCTACGCAAACGTTAACAGGAAAGGTCGTGAGCTGTAGATATACGTGCAGCAATTTGACCACCACCTGATAGAGGACGAAAACTCACTCAAGGTACTAAAATGTGATATTGAGCGCCAGATAATGGTGATGAATGAGAAATACCCCCGCAGCCGTCCGGTCCGGCTGGACGTGTTCAGTGACGGCAGAACCGGGCAATGGACCATCCTTGTGGAGCATGACAGCGACAGTATTGTCTGCATGATATCCTATAAGAAGGTTCTGGGGTGTTATGCGGCAAATAATATGAACGATAAAGACAAAAGGCAATGAAACGATTTAAAACTGAAACATTTTTTTCTCCTCTGAAAGTCGATGGGGAGTTTGGTGTGACATTTGTCAAAGATAAAGACGGCAAAAGCAAGAAGTTCAAGACGCGTAAGGCTGTCAAGAAATACTGCAGGGAGAATAGATGCATCTACGTAGAGCAGAAATTCATATTTTACAGATAAAGATATGGAACTTATGAAAAAGCTGTTGTATGAGAGTACGACAGCTTTTTTGTATCGGATAGTCATTTTCTTTACCTTTGTATCAGGTTTTCAGGATTCGTTTCATTTTAATCATTACGCCCTATGAAAAAGTATCGTACCAAGCTGGTAGGGTGCAGTTATGCTTTCAGAGTGGAGGATATCGTGCGCATCTATGACTCCCACCGTCATAGCGGCCTTTCCAACCGGGAAATTCTTCGCCGTTACATCTGGCCCAAATACCATATTTGTGAGAAGACTTTCTACAACATTATCAATGCCAGCGTTGATCCGCGTGTCATCAGCCGTCAGGAAGAGATGCGCTCGCAGCTCACGCTGTTCTAAGTTATTTCCTCTCTATCACCTTGCAGGTAAAGTCCGTAATATCCTCCACCAGTTCCTCATGGTTGTGGTTAGTACTGCTGCCTGTTCTTCTGAAGACACTGAACGAGGTCTTTCCGTCATCTCCAGAAATGTTGAAGAGGTGGCTGTCCATTTTCTCCAGCAGGTCGAACCTTTCCAAAGCCTGTTTCCGGAATTCACTACCTTCCCGCACACTTCCTTTCCAGGATGTGACTATATGCAGCCTTAGTGTCACGTCGGCCTGTTGCGGCATGCCCCCGTTCCATTTTACCGGTCTGAACTCGATGAATACCGCCGGTGTTTCAAACGCCTCTTCCTGTTCCAGGAACGAGACCTGCTCATTCCAAAGGTCAAATGTCTTGATAACGGGTTCTCCCGTTTCATCTGTAAGCTGTTTCAACCTTTCCATAAGGCTGAGATAAAGGAATTTTCTCATGATGTATAATTTTTAGTACCTGCTATTTAAAAACTTCTTTGGTATTGTTTTCCGCTATCTCCCTGATGATGCGCTCCACTTCCGGATGCATGCCGATAAACTGTCTGCGCGGCATGACAATCTTACTTCCCGCCCTCTTCATGGCCATCCGTTTACAAAACAGTGCCTCTTCAGTAGGTTCCCTCTTATAATTATCGGTAAGCATCCTGTACATATACCAGAAATAACCTTTCATTTTTCCGGTGACAGTAATGGTTCCTCCGGAATTATGGATAGCGGCATATTCCAGGTCGCTGCTGAATATTACGCTGTGCCCGGTCGTTTCACTTCTGATGCTTCGACGCAGTTCTCCGGTACGCATCAACAGTCCCCGGCTTCCGTCATCACTGAATTTACGGCGTGCCCAATGTTCATTGAAGAAAGCTTCCCGCTCGAAATTACGGTCGAACTCTTCGCCTATCTCCGTACCGACATCTTTCAGTGTAAGGCTGATGAAACGTTTTATTTTTCGTTCCAGCTCTTGGGTTATGTCTGATTTTGAGGTCATAATGCTTGTTTATTAAATAAATAGCCGTATCTTTGTGTCATTGAAGGGAGTAATTTAAAAATGTGGCTCCGGATTGCAGTTCCGGGGATGCTATTTTCAAATTACTCTCTTCTTTTTGTAAGATATTGCAGGATATCCTCACTGTCCGAAATGCTGTGCAGTTTCGCTGATCCGTCAAGTAACTCCCTCACAATGATCCAGCTTTTTTCGCCATGCAGGGTCACTTCAAACAGATGCATCGTAATGTCCGGATCATGTTTGTCAGGCCCACAGCCCAAATAAGGAGCTTCAGCGATAACCTTTTCTATATCCAGCAGCATCCTGTTTTTCTCCACAATCCATTTATGAGGCTGATTGAGCCATTCCTTTATGTTAGTACCACTGACATGTATATCCATTCCGAACTGTTCGTTTCTCAAAACCCGTTTTTTCAGGAATTGTGCTTTTTCTTTGACTTCATTCCTCAGTTTCCTCAGCTCGTCTTTCTCTCTGAGCATTTCACGAATAACCTTGCAAGCTGCACATAATTCATTGTCGGGTATCTTTGTCAGTTTAAGCATGCCGGGTTTGTCCGGACAATCCTTACATCGGCTGATGGTATAGGGATTATAGAACGGGAAACATGCCATTTGCTTTCCCGGGTTGAACCGCATCATTTCCTGGTGTTTTCCTGCCGTTGCCTGACTGCCTGCCAGCATCGCCCGGTGTTCATCGCTTTCCGGATACTTGTCCCGGCGTACACGTATTGCCGTACAGCGGCAGTTCCAACCGTTTGGCGGGAAATATTCATCCCAAAACTTGGAAGTGATTGGCAGTGTGACGTTATGCAGTGCCCGGTGCGCCTCACGTACCCGCTTATCGCCTACGGTACGGTATTGCAGCAGGTACCGGTTCCGGTCTTCATCATCCCACCATTGTTTCCATCTGGCTGCCATGGCAGCCGAAGACATGGCGAAGTTGTATTCCGCCTTCAGATACCAGCGGTTATAGGTTTCGTTCACCTTTTGAACATCGTTCAGGAAGCGTTCAAAGGGTTTTCGGCTCCCGTCCGTATCGAGCAGTGAAGGAAATGCCTCGTTCAGTTCGTGGAAGGTTTTGAAGCCGGAAAACACATAATTGCTTTCCTTGAGCCGCTGCATGCTGATTTCGTCCATGGACCGTTTATGCAGTGTATAATCCACAGCCTTATCCAATATGCCGGCATGGCTGCGGATAAAACGCTTCACCTCTTTGTCGTCAAGCATTTCCGGGGTAAATTCCGGCTGTTTGTAAAGCCATCGCATCAGAAGGATAAAAGACGCTTCCACGCCTGAGGTGTCCACATTTCTATTGCTTTCTTCATCCGATGATGCGGACAGCGGTATTTCCTCACCGTAATAAACCTTTTCGGCCCGTCTGTGCAGCCCTTCGTAGTCAGAAGGGCTCAGTCGAAAAAACTGAGTTTCTGTTTCCCTTTTCCTTGCTTGCCGTCCTTTTCTTCCTCTTCCCCGTTTCCCGGAACCTGTATCGGCGTGCTTTCCCTTTTTCCTATAATCGGCACATTATATTTGTCAATGAAATATTTGGGGTCTATTTCGAACCTGTCCAGTAACAGTTTCTCATAGGCAATTTGCTGTTCAGGTGTGAAATCTATACCCTCGTACCAGTCGAAACGATAACCATTGAGCGGGAAGCCATGCTTTATCATTTTGGGGATAAGCTGGAAGTTGATGACATCCCTCAATTTATCGGCATCCTTGCTGACAAGGTTCTTGAGCACCTCTAAATGCACCTCACTCTGTGAGAGGCTGCTGCCGTTCTCCGTCGTCATGGTTTCGGTGAGTATTCCTTTTGAAAGTTCTGAATTAGCCCGGTCTATGCGTTTGTCGAATACATTATAAGCATCTCCACGTGTGGATTCTATGATCTCTATTTCGGTCCCTTCAGGAAACAAAGCCCAACCTGCCGCTCCCATCGAGCCCAGCATTTTCTCTATCCGGTCCTGTTCTTTCGGGTCGCGGCTTGTCGTCTTTCCCACTCGGAGGGGTATTCCGAAGATTTCGGAAAACATATCCCAGAATGCACATACATTTTTTTTAGGAATAGTATGTTGGGCACACTTCAAATATAATCCCAGATTATGTGTATCGCCCACCTCCACCACCCAGTCGGCCATTTCACTATTGCGATAGTCATAGCCGTTCTGCCATGCTTCCTGTTGCCGTATGACTATTACCCCGTATTCAGGGATTACATGGCGCCTGGGGACCAGCTGTACCTCACTGAAAGCCAGTTTTCCATCCACATTGATAACATCGCCCAGCTGAATGAGCGAATGCCCCCAATAGTGGCTGTCCAATGCCAGTTCCATAAAGGTCTTGAACCATGGAGCTTCAAAAATGGCTGTCAGTTCGGGATTTTCAACACCTTCCCGGTTAACAATACGGAAGCTCTTGTTCAGCACATATCCGCTACGTTGTCCCACACACCCGGTGAGGTGCATGTCCACTTCCACATCACCGTACACGTCGTATAGTGGTACCCGGTTGGGATATTCCACATTCTTGGCGTATTGCCAGGCATTCCGCCATGTCCGCAGGTCTTTCTTCGTCAAGGCTTCCGTCTGCAGCTGCAGGTTAACTGAAAGTTTCGTTACCCGTCTAAGCTCGGAGGGATTACCGAGATTTACCCGGCCTATCCTTACCGGATTCTTTTTTTTGTAATTGTTGCCCATAGCTTTTCTTTTTAAATTTCGGTTTCCGTTCCTTACCAGATATACTCATTCCTCTTGGCCGAGCCATAACGGACAGGATTGTGGCAATCTTCCTCCCCGTCCTCTCCGGTAAGGGTAGGTATACTGGGGGTTACGCGCCCCGCCTGTATCTCTTTCAGATAGTCAAGCGCCGCGTTATAGCGTTTTTCACGCACTTCGCCTCCCATTCTCTGTGGTAGCGAGCATGCCATATGATAAAGGGCAATATCCACTGCACATCCCACCATCTCGGCGTCACGTTTTTCGCCTTCCATGGCAAAGGCCGTATCCACATCATAGCGTCCGCGCAAGGCGCTTGCTATACGCGAGAGGGCACGATTCTCAGCGACCCGGCGGTTCTCTTCAGAGTTCTGCTGCATGATCTTCAGCGCCTCCGGTCCGACTTGTATGTAATCCTTTTCAGTGATAAACATGATTTTGTATATAAATTAGGGTTTGTAATCTTACGTTTTTTTACCAGGACTGTGAAGGTGGCCGGCGTATCCCCATACGTGGGACAAAACTTTCTTCCCGTACCTGTTTCTGCAGCTTGTAGATAGCCCCTTCGTCAGCATCCGGTCCGTCGTCATGTGCACGACTTCCTTTCTCGAAAGCAAGTGTCTGCTCGATTCCGGTCTTCATGTCATTGTCATTCTTTAGTTTCTCATTATACCAGACAAAGCCTCTTTCCCACAAGGGGCTTACCGCTTCGATACGGGCGAATTTGTCGGGTTTCTTCCGCTTGTCAGCTGTAACGGGAACCTGGTAGCCCCGTTGGTTTCCCTCACGTTCGAACTCATCCAGTATGGTGTCCTGCATGAAGTTGGCTTCCATATAAATGGTTACGGCCGCATCCTCGGGTAACATATCCCACAGGTCATACACCCAACGTACCATTTCTCCTACACTGCATTGGCGTACGAAAGCACGCAGGCAGTGCAGTTCCGTATGCTTGGCACTTTTCAGGCCGCAGCGGGGGCGTCCCCAGAGCTTGGCGGCCTTGTAGTCGTTCTTGCTGCTGTCCTTAAAACTCGGGTCGATGTAAAGAACCAGACTCTCGTAGTAACGGAGTTTAAGCATGCGTTTCCACTGTATCCACCGTTCCTGAAATACAGCCCCTTCGGTAATGGGATTGTGCATGTATTCTTTTTGGAAACTGCGATAACCCATAAATTTCTCGCGACTGCGTAACATTTCAATGGTATAGCATTCCGGCCAGGCGGGTTTCCCGTCCTTGCCTATGGCATAAACCGTACTGGTGTAAACAGTATCGCTGTCTATGATTTGCTGCAGTACGCTGTTTTTGCTGATGAGGTTTCCTACCATGATGAAACGTCCTTCTTTACCGCCGAAACAACCGAAAAGGGCTTCCTTGACCCATTTTGTCATCTCACGTACACGAGCCTCACTCCGACACATTTCGTCGTCGTCAAGGTCATCCACTACGATATAGTCCGGACGCTTATCGCGAAAACGTAACCCGCGCGGTGACTGTCCGCGTCCGCGGCTGAAAAAGGCACATTGGTCTTTAGTGACAAATTCACCTTCCTGCCAACATCCTGAGTTGTACTGTTCACCGAAGTCTTCAATGATGTACTGGTTGAACTGGAGTTCCGCCTGCAGGTCGCTCAACAGAGCATCGGCATTGTCCTCGCTTTTCCCCACCAATACCATGACGTATAGCTCCCCCTTGAACTTTAGCCATAGAGGGATTCCCACGTCCAGGTGTACAGACTTGGCATGTCCGCGCGGCCACTTGAAAGCGGCTCGCATTTCCCGGTGTTTCTCGATGTAGCGGGCGGCCTCGTTGTGGAATTTGGCGTTGGGGCATTGGCAGTAGTGGCTCAGATATCGCTGGCAGAAGTAGTCGTAATCCTTCAAGGCACGGGCGATGTTTTCTTTCCTTTCGGCTTCAGTCTCCGGCTTTCGTTTCGAGGTGAGGCGCAACAGGCGCTGGCAGTGTTCATTCCACCGCAGCAAGGCTTCTTTCTTTTCTTCTGCTGTCATTTCTGTTTGAATTTGACTCCCATGAATTCACTGTGCATACGGTTGATGAGCACAAGTATTTTGTCGTCTACCTCGGGATATTCGTCCCGGTGGGCCACCAGCCAGTTCTCGAACTCTATAAGCGTATCCACCTTATTCACTATGGTGGTACTCAGGTTAATCTCCTTGATGGCCTTTACCGATTTGAGCAGTGAATCAGCCATCCGTCCGATGCTTTTCTCGTCACCGTCCGCCTTGTCAATGGCATCCCCCAGTTTGGAAAGCGTTCTGGAGGTTATCGCCTCTTTGCTCATCTCACGTGCGGCCCGTTCTTCTTTCCAGCCTTCCGAGTTGATCCAGCGGCTGACCGACTGGCGGCTTACTCCTGTAAGTTCCACGATCTGTGCTACGGGCGTCCCTTTCATGTACAGGTGTTTGGCGACCGTTTTCTGTTTGTCCTTACTGTTTGCCATATTCTTTATAAGTTATCCGTTTATACCGGCAAAGTTGCAAACTCCCCGGCTGGTTGCGAAAAAACGGGGCAATCCCTACAGACTATTACAGAGGGCTTACACACTTCCCTGCAACGGTTACACACTTTTTTGTGCGGTTATGGGCATAGCTGTAAGTTTGCGGCAAAATGAGACGAAAATGGGAAAAAGAATTACTATATCGACCGAGAGCCTGAATTGCTATGGTACCTGGGTAAAGACCGACGGTGTGGACTGCGGGCAATATCTGAATAATCCGGTGATGCTTTGGATGCACACGAGAGGTGTCATCATCGGTTGTATAAAGGATTTCAAAACAGAAGGCAAGGTGATGACGGGAGAACCGTATTTTGATGAGGTACGTGAGGAATCAAGACTCGCAAAACAGCAATGGGAGAAAGGTACGCTCAAGATGTGCAGCCCTTATTTCGAGATACTGGAGTATAGCGAGGACCCCTCGCTGTTGAAACCCGGCCAGACACGCCCTACCGTCACAAGGTGTAAGCTTATCGAAGTGAGTATGGTGGATATCGGTGGCAATGATGACAATATTGCCCGCTTGGGATACCAGGGAAAGGATTTGAGGCTGGCAGCCGGTGAGGAGTGCGACGCCTTACCCCTGCTGAAAGATAACAGCGGAGATTTTCCGCAAAACAATAATTCAAAAGAAAAGGAAAGTATGAACGCAGATTTTAAAGCTATCGCCCTGAAGCTGGGCCTGCCGGAAACGGCAACGGAAGCGGAAATCCTTGCCAGAATAGGCATTTTGCAGGGATTCCAGAATGCAAACGAGGAATTGCGCAAGCAGCTTGACGAAATCAAACTGGCAGGAGTGACGCAGATGGTGGATGACGCCATCAAGGCGGGAAAGTTCAATGCCGACAAGAAGGATCATTTCATCAGTCTGGGCAAGACCATGGGAGCCGACGCGCTGAAACTGACATTGGACAGCATGGCTTCCGCAACCAAGCCGATACAGTTGTTAGGCGGTACAGGTAACACGCCGGGCGGTACGGTACCCAAAGGACAATGGAACAAGCTGAGAGAGGTTCCGGAAGCGGAACTGAAGCTCATGCGCGAGAATGATCCGGACAGATATCGTGCCTTGTACAAAGCGGAATATGGCATCGATTGCCCGAAATTCTAAGAGAGTGAGAAAAAGATTTCTAATTTAAAAATGTAAGAAAATGATTAAATTTATTTGTGGCATGCTGTTCAATATCCTCATGGGAGTGACTTTGGCATGCATGGCGGGGGTAGACCCTGCCTATGGAATGGTGACGGGAACGGTTGTTCCGGTTGTACTTGGTAACTTCATGCCTGCAGGCTCCGCTTTTGAAGGCGTCTACACAGAGGTTTGGACCGGTGAATTGGTAAAACGCCTGAATGCCGGGCTGGTGGCGAGTTTTCTGAACGGGATTCCTGACTATTCGGCCAAAGCCGAGAATGAGGTCATCCATCTGGTGGATGTAGGCGGTGATCCTGATGTGCTGATAAACAATACCACCTATCCGATTCCGGTCCAGAATCTCGCGGAAAGCGATATACCCATCGGTCTGGACAAATACCAGACAAAAGCGACCCGCGTGACGGATGACCAGTTGTATGCCATTTCATACGACAAGTTCTCCACCGATGTGGAACGGCACAGTAATGCCATAGATACGGCCAAATACAAGAAAGCCATCCATGCACTGGCTCCGTACAGCAATACGAAAACCACTCCTGTAATTCCTACTTCAGGTGAGGCGGACACTGCAGGTCGCAAGAAGATGACGCGCAAGGATGTCATCGCCCTGAAACGTGCTTTCGACAAGGCGGAAATACCTACCGACGGACGGCGCCTGGTACTTTGTCCCGACCACATCAATGACCTGTTGGAGGAAGACCAGAAGTTCCGCGAGCAATACTATAACTACACTACCGGCAAGGTGATGAATATGTATGGCTTTGAGATTTACGAATTCGTGAACTGCCCGTACTTCACCAATGCCGGCGTGAAAGTTCCTTTCGGTACCGCTCCCGGTGAGACGGATATGCAGGCCTCCGTCGCATTCTATGTTCCCCGCATGTTCCGCGCACAGGGTTCTACAAAAATGTACTACAGTGAGGCACGTATCAACCCTCAGACGCAAGAAAGCCTTGTTAATTTCCGTCACTACGAAATCACGATGCCCAAAAAGCAGGAGGCTATCGGTGCTATTTACAGCTATGACGGCAAGACAGCACAGACTTCCAATGCTGAGGTGACGGCGGACAAGCATTGGGCGCAGATTCGTCGCGAAGCCGCAGAAGCCGCGGCAAAAACTGCTGCAGAAAAGGCTGATCCCATCCCGGATGATGCAGGTGAAGAACTGGAGGTATAGCCATGAGCAGAGGTTTACGCAACAATAATCCGGGTAACATCCGCCTGTCACGTACTGTGTGGCAGGGGGAAATCCGCCCCTCGCGTGACAGGTCTTTCTGCCAGTTCCGTACGATGGCCTACGGTTATCGTGCCCTGATAAAGTTACTGCAGAACTACCGCCGTAACAACGGCTGCTGTACGATAGCGGACTTCATCAACCGCTGGGCGCCTCCTGTGGAAAACAACACTTTCGGCTATATCAGCCGGGTGTGCCGGGAGATGCAGGTTCCGAACACGTATGTGCCCGATGTGAACGACCGGGTAACCATGTGCGCTTTTGCCGCCGCCATCTCACAGGTGGAAAACGGAGTGCCGGCAGTAACGGCGGACGTGGAAGCGGGATGGGAACTGCTCTGATGATTGATAACCCTTAATGATTTCCAGCCATGAATTCAGACCTGATAATGCAGATTCTCCAATGGCTTGTGCCGAGCGGCATTGCCGGTTCCCTCTGGGCATGGCTGAGACATCGGGAGAACAACAAGGTGCTCGCCGCCAAGGAGCGGAACGACGCCTATAAGGAAATGTACGACAACCTGTCAGGAACATTAATAGACTTACAGAATGAGAACATTAAACTCTACAAGGCAGTGCGGGAACTTAACCGTACCATTCAGAGGGCTTCTACTTGCCGGCATTATGCTGACTGCCCTATCCGTGGCGAGCTGCAGAAGTCCGGAACCATTGGTGCGGAACGAGCACAGCCGAAAAGACAGCCTCTCGGGCAGAAGCGGGTTCGCTCTCCTGCAGCAGCCTGTTCCGCCCAGCATGGCGAAGACGAAATTCCCGACGGATATGCTGGAACTGATTCCGGTGGGCACAGGCTTTAGCCGCCGCAGCGGGCAGGCTACGGTGAATGTCACCCGCATATCGGAAGACAGCCTGGAAGTGACGGCTGCCTGCGACAGCCTGGCCCGGCAGATACTCATCCTTACCGAAGAGAACATACGCATCCGTAACGAGCTCTTCAGGGAGAAGGAGAAACCACCACCTGAAACGGTACATGAACCTACCGGCTTCCAGTGGTTCCAGATATGGATCGGGCGCACGGCCGTCGCCGCCCTTCTGCTGGGAATACTCAGACGGCGATTTATTAACCCTTAAACTTGGAATAAACATGGATAAATTAATATTCGGAATGTCGCAGGTCAAATTCTGCGGCCTTGAAATCGGCTGGTTCGACGAACAGGGAGTCACCCCTGCGGGTACCGCCGCTACCCAGGTGGACATCTACGCCGCCCAGGTAAAGGACGGCCCTGTGGCGACAATCACGAGCAATCCGGGAAAGAAGGCCTTTACGGGCAACCTGATTGACATGTCGGCTGAAAACCTTGTGAATACAATCGGAGGGAGCAAGGATGACCAGGGCAACTGGGAGCCGCCCGAGAAATGGGAGAAGACGGGTGTCATGGATATTGTCTGTGACAGCGGCCATACCATCCGCCTTTACAAGGCGAAAGTCACCGGCAATGACTTCGGCGGCGGCGTGAACTCCCAGGGCGTACTCTCCGTCCAGCTCAACATCGAAGTGATGAAGGATGAGGACAGCAAGCGGATGAAGATATTCGCCCCCGGCATCGATCCTGAAACCGGAAAACCGTCTGAAGAGCCCTGATCCGTATGGAGCGCCTTGAAATGGAAATCCTCTCGGAAAGGGTAATGCAGGACGGGGGCATCTCGCTTCCCCTGCGCCTTCCCGGCGGAAGGCATATCCGCTGGGTGATGCGTGTCCCCACTTATGCGAGTCTGCTGAATATCGGCCGGATGTACCTGAAACTGGGAGTCCGGTATGACGAGGTGAAGGAATATGACTTCGAGCAGAAAGTGGAGTTCATCACCCGCCACGGGGTGGGCGTGAGCCGCATGGTGGCCTGCGGTATCGTCCGGGGGCGTATCCTCTCCCCGTTGCTGAACCGCCCCGTAGCCTGGATGCTCCGGCACTGGATGCACCCGGCCGCCCTTGAGGAAGCCTGGATAATAGTCGTGCGCATGTTCGGTACTGTCCCTTTCGGAAATATTATCAGATTGGCGGAGACAATCAACCCGATGTCGCCCCTGCTGAGCCACGGAAAAGGATAGAACGGGAGTTAAAGGGCTATATGGAGCCTTCACATAGCCCGTTCGGACTGATAGGACAGATAGCCCGCGATACGGGCTGGAGCATAAGGTATATCCTGCATGGGGTGAACTATCCGACGCTCATGCTGATGTGGCGGGACTGTCCCAGGCATATTCCCGCACGCAGAAAGACGCCCGCCGAACTTTCCCGGGAGATGTCCGCCCGCAGCGGCGGTACCCAGGAAAACATGTCGCCCCTGGAGTTCTTCAGGAGCATGGAGGAAGAGGAATGAAAACTGTTTGTCACATAATAAACCGCTATAAGAAATGCAGCCTATCAAGCTTGAAATATTCCTGGATGACAGGACGCTTGCCGGCATGAAGTCGGCCGAGGGCAACATAGCCGCCCTGGAGAGCTTCAACAGGCAGATGGTCGAACGTCTGCAGGGCGAGCTCAAGCAGTTGGAGAGACAGTACAGGCAGCTGCAGAAGCAGGGCCTTGCCGGTGACAGGGAACTCGCCGACATACAGGCGCTCAAAGGTGTCATCGGCGGCCTGAAGGATGAGATAAAGGCATACGAGGCCGCCAAGAGACAGGCCGGCGAGACGCCCCTTGTGGCGCATGACCCGGCACCGAAGCTGAACCAGGTCAGAATGACCATGGCACAGATCGCCCGGGAGCTTCCCTCGCTGGCCATGGGGCCGCAGATGTTCTTCCTGGCCATATCCAACAACATCCCGATGTTTACGGACGCCGTGAGCAATGCCCGCAAGGAATACGAGCTCATGACGGCCGCAGGAAAGAAGGCGACCCCGGTATGGAAACAGGTGGCAGCTTCGCTGTTCTCCCCGCAAACGGCACTGGCGGCGCTTATTACGCTGACGGTGGTATACGGTAAAGAAATAGGAGAATGGATAAAGGGGCTCTTTGGCGGGAAAAACGCTATGGATGAACTGCGTGAATCCATGCGGGAAACCTATGAGGTGGAAAAAGAGGCGAATGCCACATTCGTGAAAAGCCGGTTTGAGATGGACAGGGTAATCAAGTCCGTAAAGGAGTTCAAGGGAAGCAAGGAGGAGGAACGCAAAAAGGTAACCGAACTCAACCGTACATACGGCGAAACGTTCGGCTACTACCAGACATTGAGCGAATGGTACGATACGCTTATGAAAAAGAGTTCCGACTATATCGAGGTGCTCGTACTGGAACAGAAGGCCCGGAAATGGCTTGACAAGGCCGTAGAGGAGAGCGATAAGGCCGACAAGCTGAAAGCGGAAGGTGCGGAATCCCACCGTCCATGGTTCGGTGCCGGCGGTAAAATCCACAAGTTCTTCGGCGGAGGTTCCACCGACCAGTTCGGTAGCGACCCTGCTTCCGTAGCTTACAACAAAATGCTCAAAGACATCTATGATGCGGAAGAGGATGCCCTCAAACGTGCGGAAGAGTTTCAGGATAAAGCCGCCCGTATCAAGGAGGGAACAAATATCAATACCGTAGTTTCCGGTTCGGTGGAAGAATTGGAAAACAGCATAGCGGAGAAACGCAAGGCGCTGAAGAAACTCACAAACAAGGAGGATTATGAGGCGGCCATGAAAGTAATAGAAGCCGAGGAGAAAAAGCTGGAAACCATTACGGGAAAGAAAAACAAGGACGGTGGCAGGAATGCTTCCGACTATCAGGATGCTCTTTCCGATGCCCGCCTGCGTGCACAACGTAAGCTGGAGGATGCCCGTATCGCCCTGATGGCGGAAGGCAGCGCCAAACGCAAGGCACTGCTCCGTCAGGAATACGAGCAGACACTTGCCGCCATCGACAAGGAAGAACGGGAGCTGCTCTCCAGGCTGGAGAAATCGAAAAAGGCCGACAATCCGGTAGCCCCCGGGGAGGCTGACCGGATAAGGCAGGACGCTTCCTCACAGCGTGTGGTTGCCGGCGTGCAGTATATGCAGGATGTCTACGACGAGGAGAAGCAGTTCCGGGAAAAGGACCGGCAGGCGTGGATAGACTACAACAGGGAGTACGGCAGCTACCAGGAGAAACGGCTGGCAATCACACAGGATTATGCCCTGAAGATTGCCGCAGCCGAAACCGAAGGTGAAAAGGCCATGCTGAAAAGACGGCGCGAGGACGAACTGAAAGAGCTGGATTTCGGTGAGTTCAAGAAGACCGTCAACCTGGCCGATGTATTCGGCAATCTGGATGCCCAAAGTACGGAGGCGCTCTCCGCACTTCGCGATAAGCTGAAGGAATATATCAGCGGGGCGGCCAAAGAATTACGCCCCTCGGACTTGAAGCAGCTGCAGGACGCACTGACGAATATCGACCTGAAGCTTGCCGACCGCAAGCCCTTCCGGGAACTGAAACGGTCTATGGATGAATACGCCAACGCCCAGGGAACTGTCCAAAAGGCGCAGGAGGATCTGAACACCGTCATGACGGGCGGAAAGGTTATCACCGGTCTGTACAGGGATGAGACGGGCAAGCTCGTCACCGGACTGCTTACCCAGGAGCAGGCAGAGAAGAAACTGACTGAGGCCCAGGAAAACCGCCGCAGGAAACGTACGGCAATGGCTCAGAGCCTGCAGGGGGTTGCGGGCGAAATGTCATCCTACACACAGGCGGCCGATTATGTCGTCAGTATGCTGGAAGGGTTCGGAGTGTCGGTGGACGAGAATGCCAAGCGGGTGATAGAGGGTTTCAATACCATGTCGGAAGGTATCAGCCAATTTGCGAACTCCATGCTTTCGGGTGACATCGGTGGCATGATAAGCGGCGTGGTGAATACAGCCGGCGGTTTTGTCAAGACATTGGGCAGCCTTTTCGGTACGGATTGGGGCGGCCAGCGTTCCGAAAGACGTTACCAGCAGGCAAAGGAGCGTTATGAAAGCTATATGGCGGTGCTTGACAAAGTCATCGCCAAACAAAAGGAACTGGTGGCATCCATGGAGACCGATACGCTGGCGAATGCCAATAATTCCTACAAGAAAGCCGGCGAGCTCCTGCAACAACAGGGAGAATATGCCCGCGAAATGGGAAAGGCTTACCTGAATGCCGGGGCGAGCAAGGGGTTTCTCGGCATCGGTTCCAAAGCTTCCCATGGTACGAAACAGCGGGAAAGCATATCCTCCACAGCCTGGAACCAGGCGCGCCAGGTATTGGGAAATGACTTTTACAAGGTATCCGACGGCCGTATGACCGGCCTCTTTGACCTGAGTTACGAGAAGCTGGTAAAGCTGCGTGATGAAGCCACCGGCTTCTGGAGCGAACTGCATGAGGATACACGCAAATATCTGGAACAGGTCATCGAGAGCGAGGAGGCATGGCAGGAGGTGCAGGAGACGCGCAAGGAAGCCATGACGGGCATCTCCTTCGAGAGCGTGCGCAGCAGCTTTCTGGACATGCTCATGGATATGGACAGCAGTACGGCGGACTTTGCCGACAACTTCGAGAAGTACATGCAGAGGGCCATGCTGAACAGCATGCTCTCGGAAAACTATAACGGACGTCTCAGGGAATGGTACGACTCGTTTGCCGAAGCCATGGAGGAGAAGACGGAATGGCGGACGGGCCAGGGCAGACGCGGACGTAACAGGTATAAAGTTACCACCGAAGCCGCGGGCGTGCTGAGCCAGACGGAACATGACATGCTGAAGGATTCCTGGGATTCGATAGTGAATGATGCGCTGGCTGAACGTGACGCGATGAAGGAGATATTCGGCTGGAAGGGTGATCCGGCAAGCTCACAGTCCGGACGCAGCGGAGCCTTCACTGCCATGACACAGGAACAGGGCACACTTCTGGAAGGGCTGTTTACTTCCTTGCAGGATCATGCCAGCGGCATGCACAAACTTCTGGAAGAGCTCGTCAAATCAAGGAAGGAAGACCACGACCTGCTCGTCAGCATTACTGAGAATACAGCCTACTGCCGGTATCTGGAAAGTATCAACGAGATTATGGAATATTTTAGAAACAATGGAATAGAAGTGTCATGATGTACGACCTGACAGGATATATGGTGATTAACGGCAAGGATGCCTGGACGGAGTATTCGGCCTTCCTCTGCGAGGACAGGCCGGAAGACAGTACGAACGTGACCGAACTGCTCAAACCGCCCGAGATGAAGGAATATACGGCTGTGGATTTCAGGGAGCGTAACGGTGAGGAATTGCCGCAGCAGCTCCCGCTTCCACGCTGCAAGCCCCGCGACCTTACACTGTATCTGGCTGTATACGCCCCTTCACTTTCCGGATGTGAGGCAAGGCGGCTTGCCCTGATGCAGGCGCTCATACAAGGCTGGGTAACCCTCCGGGTAAAAGGGATATCCATAGAATACAGGCTTTACTACAAGTCCGCCACACCGGCCGATATCCTGACCGATGCTTTTGACGGAAGTACCGTAGCCAGATGGAAAATGAAGTTCAGGGAACCGATACCGGAACCCTTTTAAATGATGTTTAAAGACTGCTCGAATGGAACTCAAAATCTATAATCAATCCGGCGGACTGAAGCTGACGGTCCCGGTCACTTCGTCCTCAACATGGAACCTTGAGTTGATGAGTGAGAATGCGCTCTCGCTCTCCTTTACGGTTCCGGCCTGTGTGCCACTGCAGGTGAATGACTACATAACACTGGAGGGTGTGAGGTTCAGTGTGAAGAAAGAGTACAAGCCCAGGAAAAAGAACAGCCAGGAATACCGCTATTCCGTGAAATTCTATGCTCCCATACATGACGCCCAGCAAGTGATATACCTCCACCTGACTGACGGTCAGTATGAGCCGCAGTTCAGCCTTGACGGCAGTCCCCGGGAGCACCTGCAGAAATGGGTGGACAACATGAACCGTATTTACGGTGAGGAACGCTGGCGTATCGGTGACGTGATAGATGCACCGGACGGAAATATAGAGTATAACAATACCACCTGCTGGGACGCACTGGCATCCATGGCCGAGACCTTTTCGACCGAATGGTGGTCGGACGGCTTCTATATCAACCTGTGCCGTTGTGAGCGCGGGGAACGTGTGGAACTGGGATACATGCAGGGCCTTGCCTCACTTACACAAACGGAGAATAGCGATGACGTAAAATTCTTCACCCGGCTTATTCCGCTGGGAAGTACCAGGAATATAGACCGAAGCCGCTACGGTTTCTCCCGTCTGCAACTGCCCGATCGCGCCAAGTATGTGGACAGAAATACGGACTACGGACTGTATGAACATGTGGAAGAGGATGCCTTTGCGGGTATCTTTCCTCATTATACGGGAACTGTGTCCTCCGTACGTTCACAGGAAAGGACCGGGAATGACGGCAAACCCTTTACAGTCTATTATTTCAAGGACGAAGGTATGGAGTTTGACCCATGTGATTATGAGATTGCGGGACTTGTCAAACAATTGTCTTTCCAGAGCGGTGAGCTGAACGGGCGTGATTTCGAGGCAAACTATCATTCGGAAAGCAAGGAATGGGAAATCATCAATACCTACCCGGATGAAGATACGCAATTGCCCGGGGGAAACCTTATACCGCATGCTGGTGACAAATATATCCCCTGGAATTTCCGTATGCCCGAAGCTTACGAAAAACAGGCCGAGCAGGATTACAAGGCGGCCGTTGATGACTTTCTCTCGTCATACAGCGAAGACACCACCAAGTACGGCGGCGATACCGATTACACCTATATTGAGAAGCACTCCGTCCCTCTGCGGCTGGGACAGTCGGTAAGGCTGCTCAGCGAAGAGTATTTCCCCGGCAGCGGTTACCGGGATACACGCATGACAAAGGTTACACGCAAGCTGGAAAACCTTTCCATGGCGGCCGTTGAATGCACGAACCGAGTCGGCAAGGGCTGGAAACGCAGCCTGGAAAGTAACCTGAACGGATTGCAGTACGTTGTCGGCGGGCTGCTGGACCGCTCGGTTATCGAGGTGCTTAAATCATGGGACAACCGTGAGGCCAGCGAATACAACGTGTTTTCAGCCTTACGGGCGATAAAGGAGATAACCCGGCGTGCCATCAGCAAGATCGGTCCGGATAGGACCTCCTTTCTTGTTTCCTTTCTGGCAGGCGCAGTATTCGGTAAGGAAGGGTTCGCTTCCGGACTGGCCGGATTTGGCGCCAAGATAGATGAGAACGGCAACGGTGAAATGCGGGGCTTGCGGCTTTGGGAATGGCTTGAGGTACCGGAACTCAGACGTAACCGTGTGGAAGTGTATGCCGGCATCAAATGGCGCACGCCGGGTGTCGGCATTGTGGAGAGTGTGGTGGCGGATACGGACAATGAGGGAAATCCGCTTTCCACCGGCACCGTGCATCTCAAGCTGGAAGCCGGGGAAATGGGAGCTGTTGCGGCGGACGATATAAGCATGGGAATCATCCATTTCGAGGATGAGACGATGAATGCCACCGAGGATTCGGACGATAGTAAGGGCAATTTCCGTTTTGCCGGTTTCGGAACGGCATACTTCCGTATTACCGGAGTCTCAGGTGAGGATAACGGCACATTCCGTTATTCCCTGCGTCCGGGAACAACGCTGCATCCGCAGAAGTACATGCATTTCTCATGTTATGGCAATTTCACCAACCCCGACCGTCAGACATCCGTATATGAGACACGCACCTACAGCCGCATGCTCCGTAACCAGAATACCTGGGAAATATCGGCCGCCAACATCGCAATGCAGTCGGGCGACCTCTCAAACCTGAACGTACACGGTCTGGATATGACGGGATACTCCATGTATCTGAACAGCGTGTACTTTACCGGTACGGTACGGCAGCTGAAACCTGACGGTACGCCGGTATATACGGCCAATGACCGTGGAGAGTGGGCATCCGGTGAAAATTATGCCTTTTATGACCGGGTTTCCCATGATGGCGGCATTTGGCTGTGTGTAAGCGAGAGCGGCAGTGCATCTGAACCTGCAGAAGGAAATTCGGACTGGTTGCTACAAGTGAAACCGGGAACGGACGGAACTGATGGCAAGAACGGTCAGGATGGCGCTCCGGGAAGGGACGGTCAGGACGGTGCTCCTGGTAAGGACGGAACGGATGGTGCACCGGGACAGGATGGCATTTCGGTCAGTAACCACGGAAAATGGCATACCGGCCTTAAGACACCTTACCTTGGACTGGTGAAAATGGGTGGAAAGGTGTTTTTATGCAAGGTTAGAAACGGAACGTCAAATCCACCCATGTGGACGGTTACCACCAAGGACGGAAGACGTATACTCCAGACGCAGGACGGTGGAAAGACCTATGGCTACATACTGACCGGCGAGTACAACTCCGAAGAGTACGACATGGTGGTGGAAAACGGGGAGAACGGCCTGCAGGGATGTATACTCCGCAAGGCCGAATGGGTGTCCGGAGTAGAGTGGCGTAACGATGAGTCACTGGCTGGCGGTACACGGTACGTCGATGTGGCACTGGTCAGGGATAACGGTACGGAGACTGGTTGGCGGGCATACAAGTGCCGGGTGACGCATATAAGTAGCGGGGGAAATGCGCCGGGAAACAGTACGTATTGGGAAGAGTTCGGACTTAATACGGCAGCCATATTCACATCGCTTATTGTTGCTAAAAATGCGATGATAGAATTCATGCAGGGGAACGAACTTCGTATTAGAAAGGATGACGGGACGGTGACTGCCGGCCTTAGCGGTTCCCAATCCGGTGAAAAGATACGGATGTGGGCAGGTAGTTCTACTCCTGATGATGCCCCCTTCCGGGTTACTGAAGACGGAAAAGTACATGCAGAAAATGCGGAAATAACCGGAGAAGTCAATGCGACAGGCGGTACTTTTAAAAATATCAAGTCGCCCAATAACTCCTTTGTTATTAAAGAAAACGGGGACATAGAAATAACCGGCAAGGTATCCACCTCTATGAACGGAAAGCGTATTGTGATTGATTCAGCTACGAACAGTCTTAGAATGTACGGCTCCGATAATCTGTTGGCGGGAACTATAGATTTCATCGGTGAAGGTGGTAGTACATATCCCCGTATGAAATTAATCGAGTATGTTTCCGGAAATCCAAGATATACTGTTTTAATAAGACCTCAGCTAATAAATGTATCAGAGAATGATGGCAATGACTTTTATGATGTCATGATAAATACAAATGGAATAAGCTTTTTAAAAAATAATGTGGTAACTAAATCTTATCCTAATAAATAAATGCTATGAGAGTATTTTATAAAAGTAAATTAGCAAAGTGGATGTTGTGGCAGGGCTACAGCACCATTACTTTAGGCTGTTTCGTCTTTACCAAGAAAAGCAAGGCGGAAATGAAAACACGCGTTCTTAACCATGAAGCTATTCATGTAAGACAGTGGGAGGAATGCATGATTGCTTCGATGGTTCTGTTGACGCTTGTCATGTCCGTTACCGGGTTCAACGTATGGATGTATTTGTTGTGTCCGTTGTGGTTCTATTTGCAATATGGACTGGAATATGCCGTTTCTCGTGTTTACCATTCTTTCAAAGGTATACATGGAGCGGATGGGAATAAAATATCGTATGGAAATTCAGCGTTCGAGATGGAGGCAAAATCCAATGAAGAGATAGACCGTTATCTGGATGTTAGGAGACCTTTTGAATTCGCGAGATACTACGGAAAAATATGATTTTTAATTTACAAAAACGAGATAATAGTTAATTGTTAAATTGGGCTGATTTTTGTAGTAGAAATGACGCCCCTAAAATGTACAAGATATGGCAGAGGATATTAAGGAAAATGAAATGCAGAATGGAAAACCAGCCAGATTGAGAGGCATAGATACAGATGGGAACAGCATAACACCAACAATGGAAGAAGTGACCGATGCACTACCAGGAGAAAAAAAGTACGACAGAGGAGTGTATTATTCACTGCCTAAGTCCATTGTATCTGTCCATAAACCAACTGGAGGCAATGAACTTAAGACCATAACGTTATTAAAAATAGGAGACTATAACACGTCCCATTTTAATTTCTTTGAGGTTTTTACTATTCCATTTTACTCGAATAACCATTGCTTACCCGGCTGGTGCAAGGTTCATTATGCGCCCGCTGGTACACTCCAAAGTGATGTTGCTCATTCTGAATGCGGATGTTTCTCTAATTTAAGGCAGATAAGCTATAAAGGGAACGTTTATTTGGCTATTGATATACTGGTGAATCAGTATGGTTCTGCGTATATTGCTCTGACCGGTTATCATGAAGATACATCACAGATAATGGATGTTACCGGAGATTTTACAGAACTTCAATAAGATGAACATACAATGAGGAAACTGCAAAATCCTCATTGTATGCCAGTATTTCCATTAAGATGTAAAAGATATTTTCTTCCAATCACTCCAAAAGTCCCAAAGTTGTCTGATATACAAATTTTGTGGCCATGCTTCAGCGCACATTTGAAATCCCACAGAATCGGTGATTATTGTAAGAATACAGCCATATGCAGCTGGATAATTGTATTCTTTGTAATTTTCCTGATGATAACGGCAAAAACCATTAGGCAGATTATCAGCATTTACATTATCGTTGTCAGATATAAGTCCGGAAAGGTTTTTTAAATCAGAGGTGTCCATAAGGCCTTTATACTCATGAGTAGCCGTGGGCATATTTATTCTTATTAGGTCCACCAAGTCTGCTTTGGCTATTTTTCCAAGAGTTCCATCTTCCAATATCACTGTTATATATGCAGCATCATTTGCTTGTTGAACTTCATTAATTTTTATATCTTCACCCAT